TTTCTTTTTAGTAGTTTTAGTAATCTTAGCAGCAGCTGCCCCTAAATTAGCGGCAGCATCAGTTAGTTGTGCAAGCACAGGACCAACTTTAGCAACAGATAAAGATTTAGCTAACGCAGACATAATTAATAAATAACTTAGTGGAGAGAGTTTAACGACGAGTGTATACAAAATTACGGTATATTGATGTACTGTAATAATCGAATGGCGCCTAAGTACACGCCATACACCAGTCAAACATTGGTTAATGTTTGAATCGGCAAGATGTACCATAAGTACATCTGCCAAGTTCAAACCATTTGCAAACCAATGGGGTAGTCTCAGTGTGTTTAAATTTACATTTGTCACCAAATTTGCATTTACCTGTATCTTGAAATTCCTTACAGGCTTTAACAATGGCCTGCCCAAGAGGTTTTACAATATCACCATTGCAAACCACTGGTTGTTTAGCTTTAATCTCAAGCATAGGAACCTCATAACAAATAGGTGGACAAAGAATTTTGTCGACAGAATCAACAGTGTAGAGCCATTTCATAAATTTGTCTAAATCAAAATCAGGTAACATTTTGCGGAAACAATCAATCATCCAACCACTATCTTGGTTAGGATATTGCTCATCTCCTTCAATGGCATGGTAATAAGCAATACCACGCATAACACCTTGATTTAATTCACCAGGAACAAATTTAGGAAAATTTGAAACAAAGAAAGTAGCTAATGTTCCAATGACAGGGGTGTTTTTATCAGAAAGATAATATGCTTTAAGTTTTTCTCCAAGCTTATTGGCTGGAGTTATGTTGGCTGGCAACGCAACAGTAACATGTAATTTAGACAATTGTCTTTTAACATCACACATACTATTAGCATCACCAAACCAAACATTGGGACCATAATATCTAGACAAGAAATTAACACCAGATTCGCCTCGTTTTATAATATCGCATTCTAATTCCTGTCCAACTGATTTAGCAACAGAAGAATGTATGGTAGGGTTAACATTAATGCTAACGCCATCATCTCCGGCATACAAGCCCAAGATTTTCCATGCTTCATCTGGAGTATAAACTGAACCAGTTAAAGGATTAATAGTTTTACGATAAGAACAATAGGACATAAATGC